AGGCCTATACCATTCTCTTTTTTTAATAGCGTTAACTTTTGACACAGCATCTTTATGAAAGGGATTCATTAGTAAAGAACGATTACCCAAAGCTCTTTGACCTTGTTCAGATCTACCTTGAAACAAAGCTACTGGATTATCTTTTATTATATGTGAAATTTTACTGCTATCGGCTTCCACAATTTTAAAATCTTTAAACAATATTTCAAGAAATTGATAATCAGGGTGTGGTCCCAAATATACATCTTTTATTTTTTTTATATTGCCTTTTAAATAATGATTTAATTGTCCAAGAGATATTCCAGAATCATTACATAAAGGATCTATATTAAAATTTTTATTTAATAAATAATTAGTATTACATAATATATTTTGAGCACATCCACCAGAATAGTTAACATTTTCTTTTGGAACTATTTCGTCAATTTCTTTTTCAAAGTTTTTTTGAAAACTATATAAATAATCTTGAGACTTTGAATCAGCTTTGTCTTCAGTTAGAATAAAATTTTGTTCTAAAGAAACTTTTTTTGTGCCATATTGAGATAACGCCATTAGTTTACCATGCATACCCATGGAGTGTTGTCTAGTTAATTTAAACAAAGCCGCTGTCATTACATCATATCTATGACCAATACCCTTTGATTCTTTATAAAGACTATTAAATTCATTATCATAAATTGATTCAGACTCAATAAAATTTTCATCTTTATAGTAAACACCTCCTCCATCTATGACTGCATATTTTTTATTTGAACCCAAACTTACTTTAGAACAATAAGCATGCCATAAATGGTGATGTCTATTTTTTAAAGTGTCATTAAAAACTATTTCAGTATTTTTATGTACTAAATCAAATCGTGTTAAATTAGCGTCAAACCACCATTTGTCGATGCTATTATCTGCATATATTAAATCTGTAATTAAAATTTTGTCAAAGCGTATGTTTAAAGAACTTAAATAATATAGTAAGCTGCCTGTTATATACGACTGCATTTTTTGTTTTGTAAATCTATCAATTTGACAATGCTCTATAAGTTCATTATCTTTTGTTATTGAATAAGCTCCATCATGACCTAAGTGAAGTGATAAAATATACATTATATTGCTACTTTCATTCTTTATAAAACTGATATATAAGCTACTATATGCTACAAAAATTAAATTTCAAGCCTGGTTTTAATAAGCAAGACACAGAATCTGGTGCCGAAGGGCAGTGGACAGATGGTGATTTCGTTAGATTTAGATATGGATTACCTGAAAAAATAGGTGGTTGGAATCAATTAACTGCTGGGTCACTAACTTTACCGGGAGCAGCTAGAAAACAACATGCTTTTACTTCTTTTGCTGGTGAAAAATATACAGCTGTGGGAACATCACAAGGTTTGTTTTTATATTATGGTAATGATTTTTTTGATATTACACCGTTAGATACAGCTATTACAGGATGTACCATAACAACTGTTAATGGTTCAAATACTGTAACTATAAATAAAGGATCTCATGGTTTGGCTAAAGGAAGATATGTAACCCTTTCAGCTGTTACAGTAACAGGTGCTTCAGATTATACACCAGCTGAATTACAACAAGTTTATGAAATATTAACTGTTCCTGATATAGACAAGTTTACGATACAAGCTTCAAGAGCAGAAGGAGGAACAGGTATGACTGCAGCGGGTGCAGCAACTGTTAATCCTTACGTTGAAGTAGGTCCTACTTTTCAAACTGCAGGCTATGGTTGGGGAACTTATCTGTGGGGAAATTCTACTTGGGGAACGGAACGAACAGTAAGTAACGTGATTCTGGATCCAGGCAACTGGAGCCTTGATAATTTTGGTGAAGTTCTTGTCGCAACTATATTTAATGGTAAAACTTTTACTTGGGATGCTGGAGCCACAACTCCTAGAGCTAACAGAGCTTCCCAGTCAACAACTAATTTTAACACTACAAACAATCCAACAGCTACAAGAATTTCTATTGTATCAGATAGAGATAGACATTTATTTCATTTAGGTACAGAAACAACTATAGGTGATCCTACAACACAAGACCCTATGTTTGTAAGATTTTCTAACCAAGAAGATTTAAATACTTATGCACCAACAGCAACTAATACTGCAGGGACTTTTAGATTGGATACCGGTAATCAAATTAGAGCAGCTATACAAGGTAAAGATTATATCTTTGTAGCAACTGATCTTGCAGCTTATGTAATTCAATTTGTTGGTCCGCCATTTACTTTTTCTGTTAGACAAGTTGGTACTAACTGTGGATGTATTGGTCAACACGCTATGTCTTATGCAAATGGTGCTGTATGGTGGATGTCAGCAGAAGGTGGATTTTTTGTATACGATGGTACAGTCAAAACATTACCATCCCTTGTAGAAGATTTTGTATTTAGCACGGATGGAGATAATTTAGGTATTAACTTAAACTCAAGAGATGTTGTGCACTCTTCACCTAATTCTTTGTATACAGAAATAAATTGGTTTTATCCTAAGTCAGGGTCAGATCAAATTGATAGATGTGTAACTTATAATTATAAAGAAAATGTTTGGACAACTTCATCATTAGCTAGAACTACATACACAGATCAAGGTGTGTTTAATGCTCCTTATGCAACAGAATATACTAAAACAGCCACACCTGTATTTCCAGATATATTAGGTATTACAAATTTATATGGAGCTAGTATGTACTATGCTCATGAAACAGGTACTGATCAAGTCAACAGTACAGGCACAACTTCTATTGATGCATTTATTAGATCTGGAGATTGGGATATTACTTCAAGTAAGAGCGCCTTGGGTCAGGCAACAGGAATTGTAGATTACAGAGGTGATGGAGAATTTTTTATGTCAGTTAAACGATTTATACCTGATTTTAAATACCAAACAGGTAATGCTCAAGTAACTTTATTTGTAAGTAGTTATCCAGATGATGTAGCAGTAAGCTCACCACTTGGACCCTTTACAATAACTTCTACAACTGATAAGGTAGATACAAGAGCTCGAGGCAGATTAGTTTCTGTACAGATAGCCAACACAGCAGTAGGTGAGTCATGGAGATATGGCACACTTAGATTAGATGCACAACCAGACGGAAGAAGATAATGGCAATATATTTTGATCAAAATGGAAATTTAGTAGACACAGAGATAAACGAAAGCTCTAATGTTTTCATGGAAGATCCCACTGAAAATTTTTATCAACCACAAATGAATATAAGTGCTACTCAAGATTTTTATCAACCACAAATGGATATAAGCCCTAATCAAGATTATTACGCTCAAAGAAATTTTATTAACGCTCCTCAAAACTATTATCAACCTAACTTAAATACATTAGCAGGTTTGGATATGAATAAATTTCAAGGTGTAAGTGACATGAGTATGATAGATGAAACAACTAACGATGAGCAAAGTCAAGAATATATTGATCAGGTTAGCCAAAATAATGAAAGTGGTATTATGAGACTTTTAAAAAATCTTCCAACTTTTACAAATTTAGCTGCAAAAATACTACCTCAATCAACTCCTGAAGCTATTGCTTTGAGAAATTTTTATGGTAGTCAATACGGTTTAACACCTACAGGTGCTGTTGGTTCAGGTATTATGAAAGGCTATAACCCTGTATCTGGTGGTTTATTTGGCCAACCTGCAAAGGTTGGTTTAGCAGGAGCTATACAAGAAAGAATTGAAAATATATTAGGAAGAGATGCACCACAAACAGATGCGAGTATAGACAAAGTAGCAGAGTTACAAGGATTACAATTAGCAGAAATGAGAGATAGATATGAGACTGGGGAAAGTTTAGGATCAATTGGTGCATCTACATTTAGTGGACCAGGTATGGCATTTGCAGAACAACCTGGTGGTAGCATAAATGCAGATACACCTCAAGAAAGAAACTATGGTGGTAGGTAATGGCCAAGATTACTAACTACATACCTGAACCAAAAGAAGAATATGATGTAGATAATCAAAGACAGATTATGGAATCTTTAAATACAATGAAACAACAACTTAATTTTTCTTTTCAACAAGACTTGAAAAACGAACTAGATACGTTTAATTATTTTTTATCATGACAATACAATATAAGAGTGAATCATTTGATTTAACTACTACTAACTTAACTACAGTATTAACTATATCTACATCAGCTGTGGCGATTGTAAAAACAGTACAAGCCAGTCACCAAGATGTATCAAACGTAGATGTTGATCTATTTTTAAAAAAAGCTGGAGGCAGTAATGTAGAAGTAGGGCATGCGCAGCTTAATAAAAGTATGACAAATATGATAACTGACACCTTGAATTTAGAAGCAGGAGATGTTATAAAGATGCAAGCGGGGACAGCAGATGAAATAACAGGATTTGTTAGTTACGCACTTATAAACAGAGAGAATGAAAACGGATAACATACATAAAATAGATTGTACGACTATAACAACTTATAGAAATACAAGAACAGGTGAAACGTTTAAAGAGAAAGTAGAAGGACCTGATATTGTAACAGATGTTACAGTGCAGGTATCACCGAAAGGTTTGGATGTATTCCAGAAAGTAATGAAAAATGATAATCAGAAACCAAAACCCTAAAGGCGGAACAGAATTACAATTTGACTATTTAGAAAAATACGTCGATAAAAAATTATTAGATCAAGTACAGATTACAACTTCTGTACCTGAAAAAATTCCACTACATCCAACAAAGATAAATATACTTTGGCAAAAAAATTCTTATGACCAACCTAACTTAGCTCCTTGGTTTCAAGATAAATCTAATCATCACAAGTATGATTGGTATGTATTTAACTCTCATTGGACTTTTGAAAAATTTAGAATGTTATTTGATTTGCCATTAGAAAAATGTTTAGTAATTAAAAATGGTATAGACAAAATACAAAAGGCAAAACCTTATGAAAAAAATAAACCTATAAAAATAATTCATCAGAACACACCTTGGAGAGGACTATCTGTTTTACTTGGTGCTATGCAATTAGTTAAAAACCCATTAATTACTTTAGATGTTTATTCATCAACAGAAGTATATGGTAAAGACTTTATGGAAAAAAATGATGATAACTATAAAGAACTTTATGAACAAGCAAAACAATTACCTAATGTAAACTACATAGGTTACAAACCTAATAGTTATATTAAAGATAACATGCATAAATATAATATGTATGCATATCCAAGTATTTTTGAAGAAACATCTTGTATATCTTTATTAGAATGTATGGCAGGTGGTCTATATTGTGTTACTACAAATCTTGGTGCATTGTTTGAAACAGGTGCTGAATTTCCTATGTATATTCCATATGATAACAATCATAGAAGACTTGCTATGAAATTTGCTTCTGCAATAGATGCTTCAGCAAATATATTACATGAACCAATGATACATAAACATATAGAAACTCAAGCTGATTATGTTAATGCTTACTACAATTGGAATAAGATAGGTACGTCTTGGACAAGATTTTTGACAGGAGCGATTAATGTCAAATCTAAATAAACCTATTTGGTTTAACGAAGAAAAAAAAGATGAAGGTGATACTAACGTCATTGAAATAAATGTAGGTGGTAAAGGTGGTAGATCTCCATATAGAATAATGGTTTGCACACCCTGTCATAGTGATGTAACCATGCATTACACACAAGCTGTTTTAAAATTTCAACAAGAATGTTTACAAAGAAATATATTAGTAAGCTTTACTTTGTTAAAATCTTCTTTGGTTACACAAGGTAGAAATCTATGTGCAGCTGAGATGTTAAACCATAAAGATAAGTATACACATTTATTGTTTATAGATTCAGATATTGATTTTAAATTTTCTACTATTGAAAAAATGTTAAAAGCTGATTTAGATGTTATTGCATGTCCTTATCCAATGAAGATGATGGATTGGAATAAAATATGGAGAAGGGTTAATAACAAAGAAGACGCTATTACCTCTGCAGAAGACATGGCAAGATCAGGTTTTACTTATCCAATTAAGGTAGAAGATCAATATAATATTATAGCTGACAAAGGTATTATAGAAGTAACTCACGCGCCTACCGGATGTATGTTAATTAAAAGACATGTTATTCAAGACATGATTGATAATCACCCTGAATTAGAAATATATCAACCTACTTATATCAATGGTAAAGAAGAGAAAAAAGATAACTTCTTTAATCTATTTGATACTTGGCATGATGTTAAAACTAAAAGATACTTTGGAGAAGACTTTGGTTTCTGTCAAAAATGGCGTGATATGGGAGGCAAGGTTCATATATATGTAATGGACACTATTACCCATGTCGGAGAGTTCTTATATCGTGGTCGTTTCTTTGATGATTTATATCAAGGTACACGTCCTGCAAAGCTTGCCAAACCGCTTGACGAAGATACAAAAATCAAATAAAGTATTATATTACAGGATTTCTAAGCCTGCCCAACAGTATAAATATATTTAAATTATGGCAATATCAAGAATGCAACAACCCAGACAATTATACGGACTAGGAAGTTTAGTTAAATCAATAGGTAAGACAGTTAAAAAAGTTGTTAAGTCACCTATTG